ACGCACTCGAGGTCTGGCGGCGCATCGCGCCCCGCCTTGCCCGGAACGTCCGCGCTTCGGCTGAGTTCACGGACCTTCTGGCGGCCTATTGCGATTGCGTCGCCCGTTACAACCTCGCCTGCGTCACACTCTCCAAGGACGGCCACACGCAGGAGGTCGAGACGGTCTCCGGCGGCAAGATGGTCAGGCTTCACCCCGCCGAGCGGATCCGCGAACGGGCGCTTGGCGAGATGATGGCGCTCTCGCAGCGCTTCGGGTTCAGCCCGGCGGACAACTACTCCCTGCTGATCGACCACCGCAAGGTGATCGAGCGCGGCGCTTCCTCTCAGCCGGGGCTGGGCCTCGACGGCGCCGACCCCTCGCAGGATCAGGCGTCTCCTGTCGGGGCGATGACCGCTTTCGATTCTCAGCCGCCAAAGGGCTTGCACAGCTAGGGTGAGTTGCATGACGGCTGACACCGCCACGGCGCTGCCGAGGGCGGCGCTCTGGCCGCTGCCCGAATGGCTGCAGGATGTCGCAAGCGATCCGGCCTATGGCTGGGCGGTCAACGCGTGGCGCAGGGCGGCGGCGCAACCGGGCGCATGGTTCGACGCACGCAAGGCCGAGGCTGTCGTCCAGCATTGGCCGAAGTGGTTCAAGCTCACGACAGACCGGTTCGCCGGAAAGTCGTTCCGGCTCCTGAAGTGGCAGGAGATCATCGTCAGGCTGCTGGTGGGCTGGAAGCGCCCCTCCGAGCAGATCGACGCCGAGACCGGTCAACCCATCATCGAGCAGGTCCGCGTGTTCTCGCGGCTGCTGCTCTGGGTGCCCCGCAAGAATGGCAAGACAGAGTTTCTCGCGGCGCTCTCGCTGCTGTTCTTCGTCTTCGACAAGAAGCTCGCCGGGTCCGAGGGATACTGCTTCGCCCGCGACGAGGATCAGGCCCGCATTCCGTTCGGGCGCATGAAGGCGATGCTGAACGCCAATGACGCGTTGACGGGCGGCGCGACACCGCGTGTCACGATGACGGCAAAGGGCATCTTCCTCACCGAGACGCAGAGCCTGTTCCAGCTGCTCTCCGGCAAGCCTGATGGCAAGCATGGGCGGATGCCGCAGGTCATATTCGGTGACGAGATGCACGAATGGGAAAGCCGGGACATGGAGGAGACGCTCCGTCAGGGCACCGGCAACCGGCTCGAACCCATCGAGCTCTACGCATCGACGGCAGGGATCAAGTCGCGCGGCGTCGGCTACCAGATGTTCGAGGAGACGCAGTCCATCGCGACCGGCGTCTCGGATGATGGTTCGACGCTAGCCGTCATTTTCGCGGCCTTGCCGGAGGATGACTGGCAGGATGAAACCGCCTGGCGCAAGGCGAACCCGACAATAGGCATCGCGCCAACGTGGGATTACCTGCGCAAGGAGGCCGCCAAGGCGAAGGGCAACCCGCGCGCCGAGGCCGCGTTCAGGCGCTACCATCTCAACCAATGGGTTGAAAACATCTCGCGCTGGCTTCCTGCCGACAAGTGGCGGGCCTGCGCGCCGGATGCCGAAGCATGGAAGGCCCGCGCCGCGCAGCTCGTCGGCAGGCGATGCTTCGGCGCCGTGGACGCCGCCGGCAATCTCGATATCGCCGCGCTCGTCTGGCTGTTCCCGCCGGCGGGGGACGATCCGCGGTGGATCGTGCTGCCACGCTTCTGGGTGCCGGAAGCGACACTCCAGCGCAGGGCTGATCAGGACCGGGCGACACCGTGGCTGAAGTGGCGGGCCGATGGCGCGCTTGAAACGACGCCCGGCGAGGTCACCGACCAGAACTTCATCGCCGCCGCGATCCGCCAGGGCCTCGACATGTTTCAGGTCGAGCTTCTCGGCTTCGATCCGTGGAACACGATGAAGCTGAAGAGCGACCTCGTCGCCGATGGCGTCGAGCAGTATCTGATCCGTGATCTCAGGCAGGGGCACCAATCGCTCGGCGAGCCCAGCCGGGAGTTCGAGCGGCTGGTCTTCTCCGGGCTGCTCGACCATGGCGGGCATCCGGTGCTCGGCTGGATGGCGGGCAATGCCGTGGTCAGGTTCGACGCCAACATGAACTTCGTGCCGGACCGCAAGCGTGCAGCTGACAAGATCGATGGCATCGCCGCGACCGTCATGGCGCTGGCGCTGACCAACAGCGGCGCTGCGGCGGCCGCTTCACCCTGGGATGACCCAGACTACAGGATGGATGCGTGATGGGCTGGCAATTCTGGCGGCGTGAAGAGCGCAATGCCGAAAATCCGGCGGTTCCGGTTTCCGCCAGGGATTTCATCGAGAAGTTCCATGGCGTGGTCGGCATGTCGGCTCCGGGCGTCCGGGTGACGATGGACCGAGCGCTGGGCGTCCCGTCTGTCTGGGCGGCGGTGAACTTCCTCTCCAGCACGCTGGCGGCGCTGCCGCTGCATCTTTACGAGCGCGCCGCGACCGAGTCGAAGAGGGTTGAGGCGTCGTCGCGGTCACGCAAGGGGCGGATGGCCGTGCTCCTCCGCGACGCGGCCAATGAGGAAGCGTCAAGCTTCGCCTGGCGCAAGGCGGTGTTCGATGCCGTCTTCACGCATGGCCGTTCCTTCACCTTCATCGAGCGCAACGGATTGGGTGATATTGTCAATCTCTGGCCGCTGAACCCGGCCAGCGTCACCGTCGAGCGCAGCGAGGGGCGCACCCGGTATCGCTATCAGGATGGCTCACGCAGGCTGGTCTATTCCGCCAGTGAAGTCGTCGATGTGCCTTTCATGCTCAAGCCCGATGGGCTGGGGCATCGATCGCCTGTGCTGACCAACGCCGATGCGATCGGCATGGCCATCGCCGCGACGACATACTCTTCGAAGCTGTTCGCCAATGGCGGCGTTCCGCCGCTGGTGCTGGAAGGGCCTCTTTCCACCCCGGCGGGCGTCAAGCGCGCTTCGGAGGACATGGCGAAGGCCGTGGCGACGGCGGCGGAGACGAACCGGGCGGTGATGACGCTGCCCACGGGCCACACGCTGAAGCCGCTGGGCATCGATCCGGACAAGCAGCAGCTGATCGACCTGCAGCGCTTCTGTGTGGTGCAGGTGGCGCGCATCTATTCGCTGCCACCGGCCTTCCTGCAGGATCTGACGCACGGCACGTTCTCGAACACCGAGCAGCAGGATCTGCAATTCATCAAGCACACGCTCCAGCGCTGGGTTGTCCAGTTCGAGCAGGAGCTGAACCTGAAGCTGTTCGGGCGCGCCGACGCCAGCCTTTACGTCAAGTTCAACCTCGACGGGCTGCAGCGCGGCGATTTCAAGACCCGCATGGAAGGCATCGCGCGAGGGGTGTCCAACGCCCTGTTCACGCCGAACGAGGCGCGGTCGCTCATGGAGATGCCGCCCAAGACCGGTGGCGATGTGCTGCTCGTGCAGGGCGCGAACGTGCCGCTCGAAATGGCCGGCCATCATCTCAAGACAGGCGGAGCGCGCCCCGCGCCCGCCGGTGACAGCGGCGCAACGGAAGGAGCCGACGACAATGGGAACTGAGAAGCGCGCCGCGAGCGCCCCTGCCGAGGTGGCTTCTTCGGAAACGGGCGTCCGCGTGTCCGGCTATGCCGCCGTGTTCAACCAGGAGACCAGCATCGGCGGCTACTGGCGCGAGGTGATCGCTCCCGGCGCCTTCACGCGGGCCATCGGGCAGGATGACGTGGTGCTGCTGATCAACCATGAAGGCCTGCCGCTGGCGCGCACCCGCTCGGGCACGCTCTCGCTCTCGGAGGATGACCATGGGCTGAAGGTCGAGACCACGCTCGATCCCGATGATCCGGACGTCGCCACCATCGTTCCGAAAATGAAGCGCGGCGATCTCGACAAGATGAGCTTCTCGTTCCGCGCGACGGTGCAGGAATGGGATGAGAGCCAGAGCCCGCCGCTCCGCACGATCCGCGAGGTGGAGCTCTATGACGTCGCGATCGTCACCACGCCTGCCTATGACGGCACGGAGATCGCGCTGCGAAGCCGCGACGAGGCCCGCCAGCGCTCCCATAACCATTCGGCGGCTGCGACGCGCATCCGCATGAAGAAGAACCTCGCGGACCGGCTAGCCCGCCGCTGAGAGGGGCAAGGGCGCGCAGCGCCGGCCCATCCCCCAACCTGCCAAAAATCAGGAGAACGACCATGCCGATGCTCAAGGAGCTTCGCGAGAAGCAGGCGCGCATCACGACGAATGCCCGCGCCAAATTCGACGAGATCACGAACGACACGCCGGAGGCCCGCGCCTCCGAGATCGAGCGCGAGTTCGATGCGATGATGGCTGACGCCGACAAGATCGGCGGCCAGATCACGCGCCTCGAAAAGCTGGAGGAAGCCGAGGCCCGCGCCAATCGCGGCGACACCCGTCGCCCGCGCGGCGAGGATGGCAGGGCCGAAGGCGCGCAGGATGAGCAGGAGGCGCTGAATTATCGCGGCGTGTTCCACAAGTTCCTGCAGAATGGCGCGGATATCTCGGCGCTGGAGCCGGAGGAGCGCAATGTGCTGCGCGCCGGCAAGGTCTCGACCGATGTCGAGAAGCGCATCCAGACCGCCGGCACCGCCGCCGCCGGCGGCTTCACCGTGCCCACCGAGCTCGCCAGCATCATCGTCCGCACGATGAAGGATTGGGGGCCGATGTATGACGAGGATATCTGCACCGTCCTCAACACCGCATCGGGCAACCCGATCAAGCTGCCGACCATCGATGACACGGCCAAGAGCGGCGCGAAGCGCGCCGAGGGCGACGCGCTCACGGATGACGGCGGTGAGGATGTGGTTTTCGGCCAGAAGTCGCTCGACGCCTTCGTCTATGACACCGAGTTCGTGCGATTCTCCATGGAGCTCGCGCAGGATTCCATCTTCAACATGGAGGCCCTGCTCGGCTCGCTGCTGGGCGAGCGCCTGGCGCGCATCGCCAACCGCGAACTGACCATCGGCGATGGGACCGGCGATCCGAATGGCGTGGTGACGGCTGCGGGCGCCGGCAAGACCGCCGCCAGCGCAACGGCGATCACCTCGGACGAGATCATCGATCTGCTGCACTCGGTCAATGCAGCCTATCGCCGCTCGCCCAAGGCCCGGTTCATGTTCGCTGACACGACCCTCGCGGTGATCCGCAAGCTCAAGGACGGCCAGGGCAACTATCTCTGGCAGATGGGCGACGTCACAGCCGGCCAGCCCGGCACGTTGCTCGGCTATAAATACGCGATCAACGACGACATGCCGTCGATCGCGGCGGCCAAGAAGGTCATCCTGTTCGGTGACTTCTCGAAATACTTCGTCCGCAAGGTTGGCGCGCCGATGATCGGCGTGCTCCGCGAGCGCTTCTGGCCCGATCTCGGCATCGCCGGATTGATCCGGTTCGATGGCGAGCTCGGCGACGCCGCCGCCATCAAGGCGCTGGCCACAGCCGCTTCCTGACGCGCGCCGCAATGATGAGGGGCGGCCACCGCCGCCCCTCGCTCTCCAGTCACGAGGACATGCACCATGAAGCTCCGGATGATCACTGGCCAGGCGGGCGTCGATTTCACGCGCGATCCCGGCCAAGAGTATGACGTGCCGCAGGCCGAGGCGCTGCGCATGATCGATGCCGGCATTGCCGTGCCCGCAAGGGCGACCAGGCCAGAGCGGGCGACTGCCGTCACTCCGGCATCTGAAACCCGAAACGCCGGCCACGCCGAGGCCTCCGACCCTGCCGGCTCCGATGCAGAGACATCCGACGCCACCACAGGGGAAGCCACGGCTTCTGATGCACAGGCGGATGACGCCACCGGCTCCGATGCCGAAACAGCCGACAAGAACAGCGACTGAACGCCGCCATGATCCGCATCAGTGGCCTTGCCCCGCGCCGCATCATCCCGCCAGCGACGGCTCCCGTCACGCTGGCGGAGGCGAAGGCTCATCTGCGTGTCGAGCATGGCGAGACCGACGCGCAGATCGCGGCCATGATCGAGGCGGCGGTGAGCCATCTCGACGGTTGGCAGGGGGTGCTGGGCCGGTGCCTGATCAACCAGGGCTGGACGATCACTCTCGCGGGGTGGCCGCCGCGCCGACTGATCGCGCTGCCCTTCCCCGATTGCAGCGCGGCTGCAGTGAGCTATCTCGACGCTGCGGGCGCGGCGCAGACGCTGGACGGCGCCGGCTACACCGTGCTGGAGGCGGTCACGGGCAGCGAGATCGCCTTCTTTGATGACACCATCATGCCGGCGCTGAAAGCCGGGCACCCCGCGCCGGTCACTGTCTCCTTCACCGCCGGCTTCGGCGCGTTGGCGAGCGCAGTGCCAGCGGCCCTGCGCCACGCCGTTCTGTTGCTGGTCGGCGACATGTGGCTGGCACGGGAAAGCTTCGTCGTCGGCGGGCGCGTGAGCGAAACCCGGAGCGCGGCCACGGTGGAGCATCTCATCGCCGGGTTCCGGCGCAGCGGGCTTGCGTGTCTCTGATGACCGGCTCTTCGGCTTTCAACACAAGAGTGCGGGCGGAGCGGCAGGCCGCGACCAACCCGGATGCGCCGGATGATTTCGGCAATGTCGAGGCTGGATGGCAGACGCTGTTCGCGCGGTGGGCATGGGTGGCTCCGGAGCGGGGCCGCGAGGCGCTGGCCGCCGGGCGTCTCGAAAGCCGAGTGCCGGCGCTGGTGAGGCTGCGGGCCGATGGCGACACGCGCGGCCTTTCGGCAGGCGACAGGCTGATCTTCCTGACGGGCCCGAACGCCGGAAAGGCTTTCGAGATCATATCGGTGATCCGCTCCGACATGGCCGAGATCGAGTTCAGCGGCACGATCGGAGATCCGTGACTTGGAGAAGCAGGACATGGGCAGGCGTCTCAGGATCATCGCCGATCATCACTGGCCTGTGCCGGGCACCCGCAGCTTCCGCGAGGTGAAGGCCGGCGCCGAAGGGCGCTTTCTGGAGATGCACGCCCGCGCGCTGCTTGCGGCGGGCGCGGCAGTCGAGATCGGGGGCGATGATGGGCGCAAGGGTCGAGAGTCTGGCGAAGCTGGAGCGCAAGCTGAAGCGCCTCGCGGAGATCAGGGGGCCGGTCCGGGCAAAGGTCCGACAGGCGCTTGAGCAGACCGGGGCCTCGGTCACCGGACAGATGAAGGCGGTCGTGCCATCGCGCACCGGGGCGCTGCGCGCCTCGATCAAGGTGGTTTTCGGCGATTACGCCCCTGACAACGCCAATGTGCGCGGCGTCGGCGGCTCCGGGCGCGGCGATCCTGATCTCACCATGCGGATCGTGGCCGGCGACAAGAACGCCTTCTATGCCCGCTTCGTGGAGTTCGGCACCGCCGCGCATGTCGCGGGCGGCAAGTTCGCCGGCGCGGATCATCCGGGCGCGGCGCCGCAACCCTTCTTCTTCCCGGTCTGGCGCGTGAATCGCCGGCCCGCCAAGGCGCGGATGACGCGCGCGATGAAGGCCGGCATCAAGGAGGCGGTGATCTGATGTCTCTCTCGGCGGGCCTTGCGCTCCAGAAGATGATCGTGGCGCGCCTGAAGGCCGACGCCGCCGTGGCAGCGCTGGTGGCGGCGCGCATCCATGACGCCGTGCCACAGGGCGTCACCTTTCCCTTCATCGAGTTCTCCTCCGCGCAGGAAAATGACGAGAGCGCGGCCTGCATGAACGAGGCGGTCGAGGTGTTCCTCGATCTGCATGTCTGGACCCGGCCCGATGGCGGGCCTTCCAGCGTCCAGGCCCTGCGCATCGCCGAGGCCGTGAAGGCCAGCCTGCACAACCCCGAACCCTTGCCGGACCTCACAGGCGGCTGGGCGCTCTCCCTCATCGAGCGGCGCAGCGTGCGCACGCTCGGCGATCCTGACGGCAAGACAGCGCGGGCCGTCATCACCCTCCGCGCCCTCATCGAGAAGGACAACTGACATGGCACAGGCCACCACCCTGCGGTTCGGCAAGGGCGTGCTCTATATGGGCGACGCCGCAACGCCCACGGAAGCCTTCGCCGCGATCTGCGGCGCGACGCAGATCGAAATGAGCTTCGACAAGGACACCAATTCGGTCGTGATCCCGGATTGCGCAGACCCGGACGCCGCCGCATGGGCCGGCACGGATGTGGCCTCGCAAAGCTGGAAGATGTCCGGCTCCGGCGTGATGTCGAAAGAAAGCTTCGGCGAGATCGAGGAGGCGGCACTGGCTTCCGTCAGCCGCAATTTCCGGCTCCGCCTCGTCGGCTTCGGCACGGGCTCCGGCACGCCTGACCGGCTCTACAGCGGCGCAGGCCATGTCACCGCCAGCATCACCGGCGAGCGCGGCGGACGATGGGAGGTCAAGTTCGAGGTCACGGGCGACGGCGCGCTCACCGCCGCCAATGTCGCGGCGCTGGCGTGATGTCCGCAGAAGAAGGCCAGCGCGCCTCGCGTGACGCCAGCGTCGAGGTGTTCCTCGGTGACGGGGAGCACCGCTTCAGGCTGGCGCTCGGCGAACTGCGCAAGCTGGAGGAGCGGCGCGGCACAGGTCCGCTCGCGCTGCTCGCCCGGCTCGTGCAGGGCGATTGGCGCGTCGATGACGTGATCGACACGTTGCGCTTCGGGCTGATCGGCGGCGGCAAGACCGATCAGGAGGCGGCGGCGTTGCTGCGCGCCTTCGTGGAGCCGCAGCCGCTGGCGCGGCACGCGCTCACCGCCGCGCTGGTGCTGGGCGCGGCGCTGCATGGCGCGCCTGACGATCCGATTGCGGAGCCTGCCGACAGCCAGAGCGAGGCCCCGCCGGCGGCGAGCGGGGCGGCTTCTCCTTCGCCGCAATCTACGGCGCCGGGGCCATGATGGGCTTCCCGCCGCGCGAGGTCGATCTGATGAGCCTCTGGCAGTTCCAGGCGTGCCGGGCCGGCTGGTTAGCTGCGCAGGGCGTGAAGATGCGCGAGCCCGCCAGCGCGGGCGATCATGACGAGGCGGCGGCGCTGCTGGACCGCGCGCTCGCGGCAGGGAGAGTGTGACCATGGCGACCGATGTCGAAACCCTGATGGTGCGCATGGAGGCGAACACGCGCGGCTATGAGCGCGAGCTCGCCAGGATGCAGGGGAGCACCCGCTCGGCGATGCGCAAGGTGGAGGCCGAGGCGGGCGACGGCGTCAAGCGCCTCGAGCGCATGTTGGGCGGCGTCAGTTTCAACGGGTTCGCCGGCGCGTTGAAAGGCCTCGCCGCGCCGCTGGCGGCGGTGTTCTCGGGCACGAGCTTCTTTGCTGCGGCGGATGCCTATACGCGCATGCAAAACTCGCTGAGGGTGGCGGGCCTCGAAGGCGAAGAGCTGGCCGCGACCTTCGAGAAGATATACGCCGTCGCGCAGAAAAATGGCGCGCCTGTCGAAGACCTCGCCAAGCTCTATGGCCAGCTGAGCCAGTCGCAGGGCGATCTGAAGGTGAGCGGCGACAGCATCATCGCCGGCGTCGATGCTGTCAGCGCGGCGCTGCGCGTCTCCGGTGTCTCATCGACCCAGGCACAGGGCGCCATCCTCGGCTTCAGCCAGGCGATGTCTTCCGGCACAGTGCGCGCCGAGGAGTTCAACCAGATGGCCGAGGGCGGGCTCAGGC